TTGTGAAAATTTGCGGCCTTTGTCCGCCTTACTAAAATCTTGCCCCACGGACTGTGGGACACCTACCTTCTTCGCAAAAGCCTTGTTATGAGCAACGGCCTCCATGAAGTTGTGCTGCTTTTTGCTAACTGATGGCACTTCTTTGCTCCCGGATAATCATGTCGATCTTATCGTTCAACTTGTCGAACCGACTGTCGATATGAGCAACTATCTTGTCGATCTCCGCCTGCGTCACGTTGTCCCGTGCAATCTCCTCCCGTGTCCTGTTCAACAGGATCTGGATTCGTTGCAACTCGGCTGACTTTTCCCTCAGATTCCAACTGAGTAACCCGATGAATGTAGTCAGCAAGACGTTCCACAGCATCATCTCCATGATCAGCAATTCCAAGCTCTAAGAGATTTATTGATCCGCGAGTTCGGGTCTTTTGCCGTTTTCTCGGATGTGAGCTTCTTCTTCATCCCACTCATCCTTGCGCAAAAAGAGTCTCGGCGTGAGCCGCCTTCCGGCTGGGGAGGCTTCAAGTTCATGCCCTGTTTTTTGGCAGAGGCGCGACCCTTGGCGTTCAGGCCACCATTCGGATTCTTGCCTTCCTTGCGTTGCCATGCTGGTGATTTAGCCATATGCGACCTTCAGTTGTGGTGTGCAGTACTCTTCAATAAGCGGCTTCAAGGCATCTTCCTCAAAGTTACGCTCAAATTCTTCAGTGCCTACATGCGCCAAACTGATGGTCGGATCAAGGAAAATGTCGAAACCTTCAGCGGTCGCACGGTCACAGAACAGGTAGTCTTCTCCGTAATATCTTCCGTTGTAAACGCCGAAGTCGAATATCGCATGTTCATCACGATTCTTTGTATCGTTGATATAGCGCCATTCGGGGTGATTCTTGACCATGGCTTCTAAGACATGCCGTTGGATCATCATAAATCCGGTTCCGATTCTGCGAATTTGGAGCATGCCGTTGTCGTCAAAAACCAATTCGTTTGTATCCTCATCAACATGGATGTCCATGAAGAACTTACGATCCGCACCACGGCGAGGATAGACCCCTGCGGTGATATCTTTGCCCAGGCTAATAGCGAAAAGACGCATTACTGCGTCCGGGGTGATGATCACATCTGAATCCACAAACAACAGGGTATCTGCGTCTGTTTCCAGGAAATCCGCCACCAAGGCGTTTCTTGCTTTGGTGATTAAGGAGCAACCAGATATCTGACTGATATAAAGCGTCACACCAAACTTTGCAGTCTCGGCGGCTAATTGCGTTAAGGCAATCGCAGTCTTGATGTTTACACGCCCGTCATAAGCGGGAATGGCAATCATCAATTTGTAACCTTTAAGGTCAATGTGACGTTTTTGTTCAGCCATAGAATGCCACCGCAGTGCAGCTTGCGCCGACAGTAATTACCAAGCTGGTTTGAACCAGAGCACCTTCTCCAGGCAGGAGAATGTAGTCGCTTCCAGCGGCGGCAATTGTGAAAGTGAATAACGTGGTTGCGTTGTCTTTAACGACAACAGAACTCGCGCCAGAGGCGCTGTAATACAGACCCTTTAAACGAGTACGCCCGTTGTACGCAGTGGTGTCTGAACTTGCTGGGCAGCTAACGCCTTTTACGTCTGTTTGCATCATAACTAATCTCCTTTTAAACAGGGGCCAAAGCCCCTGAGATTAATTAGTTCTGGTTGCCAACAGGGTAGCCAACGCCGTCAGATCCACGGACAGTGTAGGTCACGCTCAACACGCCAGCAGAAGCTGCGGTAGCAGTAAAACTCAAAACTTTATCGGTAGTACCAACGTTAGCCATCGTGCCAACGTTAGCTGCGGTAACAGTAAGAAGGTTTAAACCAGCAGCAGTAGACAGCGTGCCAATAATGGTTCCACCAACAGTAACGTCAGGAGTACCAGCAGCACCAGTCGTCATATAAGCCTGAACTTGATGGATGATCGATCCTGCCGGGATCATCACGGTTACAGCAGAACTGGCAACCAAAGTAACTTGCTGAGTAACAACAGAAGCGCCGGTGTTGCGAACGGTGCCAGCGGTGGTGCCGGTGGTATCTTTAACAGTGCCCAGCAACCAAGGGCCAAGGTGAGTAGCGAATCCCATGGTGGGTTCCTTTCATGCGTTTAAAGCGTACCAATCTTGCATGCCAGTCCGCCGGGACGGTTTGATACGCCGGAAAGCCCGGTTTGTTTAAATATACACCAAACGAAAATAAAAGCAATAAAAAAAGGGAGCCGAAGCCCCCTTTTTTCTCCGTCGATCAGGACGAACCGGGAGATCCGAAAATCCCCAGCGGATCCGACACGCCGAACGAATAACGCTCACGAGCCTTGTAACGGACGTTACCGGTGTCGAAGTCGCCATCCATGTTGGTAGCCAGAGGCATACGCACGAAGTGCTTCAGACCGTTGGGAACGTCAGTCGTCAGGAACCAGCCGTTCGTATCCGTCAAGAAGTGGTTAACGGTGTAGCCATCAGGGATGGAACCGTTGTTCTTCAGGGCGTTGATGTCGTTGTCGGTCGTACCAACGCGCAGCTCGGTTTCAAGCAGGCGGGTAGCCACGAACATCAGGTTCGGAGGAACGATCAGCTTTTTGGGCTTGGCGGCGATCAGCAGACCACGTTCGTCCGTCCAGCCAGCGATCTGAATAACTGCGTTTTCCAACGAAGTTTCGTTCAGGTCAGCGGCGGTCGTCGGTCGGTTGCTGTTGGTGCCACCAGAGATCAGGGGGTGAGCGGTGTTACACAGGGAAACGCCGTCGCCGTAGGTCACAGAGGTGTTGAACGCATTGTTCAGCACGTTTGCGGCCTTGACCTGCTTGGTGTACGCCATGGCACGAGCCAGAGCCTTGGTATAGCGGCTGGACAAACTGTCATACAGGTTGTCTTCCACTGCTTCTTCCGTGATGGAGAAGCCCATAGCAATGGTTTCGTGGGTGTAGCGTGCAGTCCAGGCTTCCTGGGCATTGTCGTACTGGATCGCAGAACCTTCGTTCTTGACCGGTGCGGCAGAGAAGCCAGACAGCTTGGTTTCTTCTTCAAACGAACGCTCGGAGGTTTCGGTCTCATAAATCTCTTTATGTTCCTCACCGTAACGGGCGTACTCCAGGCCGAACAGGGCGTTCAAGCCGGGGAGCAGTTCTTTAAGTAGTTGTGCGCGTGAAATAGCCATGATTCAGCTCCTTATCAAGCCACGCCAGTGGTGTTGTTGTACTGGTGCGTATTGATCTTGACGAGCAATTCGTAGTAGTAAGTAGTACCACTTACAACAACGGATGTGTCAGGAACAACGTCAATCACACGCAGGGGGATGGTTGCGGTTGTGCCAGCGCCAGAAGCGACAGCACCGATGGTCGAGTTACCAGTGGTAGTCGAACCGCCGTTTTGCGCCATGGGCACGTTTTCACCGACAATCGTGCGATCCGTGTAGGTGATCGTGGTGCCAGAAGACACAACGGCCACTTTAAACAGAGCGGTCGGATCATCAACGACGTAGGCATAAGCCGGGTTGGCAGCAGTTGACAGGCTGGCCGGATAGTATTGGGCCTGCACGGTCTGACCGCTGGAGTTGACATACTGGCAACCGACCAAAACGCCACAGGGAGTGGCTGCGTTGGTGCTGGTGTCAGCGACAAGAAAACCACCACTCAGTTTTACGGTAGCGCCATTCAGAATGGCGGTTGCGTAACCTGCGGCAATGGGAATCTGGCGAATAGCGCCTGCATACGGCATCCCGTCAACTCGGTTGACAGGCAGAAGGCCGTAAGGAGCGCTTACTGTGGGATAAGCCATTTGAGACTCCTAAAAGTTTAAACACTTCTTCCGATAGTGACCTGAGTGCGCTGGTCGTTAAACTTGCGCATACGAGGATCATTATCACGCATGAAGCTGTTTTCAACGGACAACACCTGCTGATTGGCCTGATTCAGGTAATAAGCGTCGCGTTGTTCGACGAATTCAGCCGGGGTTTTGCAAAGCAACAAACCACCAATTTCAAGTCCGTCCGGGAAACGCCCGTTAGGGTTATTCAAGAAACGGAGTTTAGGTTGAGTTGAAGCCTTGACAGGTTCCCATCCCTCACGGAATTTCGTCGAAATATTAACAGCGTCAGGAGAGTTCAGCATAGACATGCGAATCCAACGGAACTTCCATCCATCTTCTGGATCGGGATCCGGTAGCAGAGTAGGCGGCATCCATGCTTTAGGACGCTCCATCTCAGAACGCATTTCCAATTGACGAGGTTCTCTTTTCTGTTCAGCCATTATTATTTCTCCTTAAAACCGCAACCTCCCGTGCATAACGCTCCAAAGGAATGTTAAGCCGTTTGGCGATATTTACCTCAGATGCCGTCAGCGTGATCTTCTTGGGAGCCACGCTTCTGGAAGCAGAAGCAACAACATTTGCATTGGGGCGCTGATTCGCATCGGCGGGTTTACCAGAGGCAAACTTCTCTGGAAACACTTGGCGTAACCTACCATCAATGCGCTGATAGTATTCGTCACTTTGAGGATTAATCCCCTCCTCCACAACCAACTTCTCATGCAACGCAAGTGCGAAGCCGGTCATTTCTCGGTCAATCCCAAACCACTCATTGGCACGCCGCCAATTCTCTGCTTTGGGATCAACCTTAACTTGCGGTTCAGGTATTTGTACCTGATTTTTCTCTTCTTGTAAAGGTTTAGGTTTAAAATTGTTGACACGGTCAGCCTTGATCTTGGCTGCGGTGATCTCTTCCTGAGCCGCCACAAGGGCGTCAGAGTCGCCGTTTTCGTAGGCCAGCTTATATTTCCGCTTGGCTTCGTCTAATTCCTGCGCGACGGACTTCTTTGCCTGCTCTAAAAGAGCGTTTTGGCTCTGATTTACCGTCCCTTTCAGGCGATTATTCTCTTCCAATATGGTCTGGGCAATCCGAATTGCCTCCTCTTTTTCCCGCAAAGCGGCTTCTTTTGCCCTGCGTTCGTCGTGATAAGCCTTGTGAAACTCCCTGGTTTTGGTCTTTTCACGCTTGGAATATGAGGCCAATTCTTCGTCGGTGGGTTCTTCCGGCGGGGTTTCCATGGGTTTTCGGCCCCGGTCTTCCTCCGGCGTGTCATCAACGACCTCAATATCTTCTTCCTGTGCAACCTCGATCTTTTCTTCAGGTTCCGGGGTTACAACACGGCTTCCCTTACGAGATTCTTTTTCTTCCTTCTCGTCCGGGAATTCAAATTCAACTTTTTCAAATTCAGCCATGGTTTTACTCCTTATGCTCGGGTAATACCGCGAGGATCTTGGACAACTCCCTCAACGGAATCGTCGTTAATCAGGCGGAATTCTTTGCCATGGATCTTGATTCGGGTGCCCGTATTAGGACGCACTAGAACAAAATCCCCCACTTTGCATGAAGGCCCAGACGGAAATCGTTTTTCGTCTTTGTAGCAGTCCGGCCCCATCTTCACGACAAAAAGCACTGGCGACAGCACCTCTTCGTAATGCATGGTTTGTCCTGCTTTGACCAGACCGCTCTCATATTCCTCATCTATTTCTGGCAAAACGCAGAGTAAATGGTATGTGGCAGGATCTGGCACTTGTCTGGCTTTCTCTTCTGCGGTGCCCGGAAGAACCGAGACCGGCCCAGAAGGATCCAGAGACTGTCCTATAAGGATGTCATTCATCTTCAAATTTCTCCAATTTTCTCGCAAGGTCGGAGATTAAATCCTGTGCGTACAAAAGACCTCGGATCTGGCCGCACATTTCTCGGTATTGGGGGTAGTCGTCAGCTCCCCCATCCCCAAGGCTTTCTAGAAGACCGGTTTCCGCTTTCTTCAGTTCTTTCGCTAAGTACTTCAGAGCCTGGTCATCTATCATTTGGTTCCTCGTTTAAACAGGTCTACCTGAACCTTCTGGTTGTTTGATCGGGTCTGCTCTTGCAAACGAGCCATCTCGATCTCCTTCTGGTTCTGAACTTTCATCATTTCCAGCTTGATCTTGTCTTGTTCAATCTGGAGCTTGGCTTGGTTCATGGCGATCTCAGACTGCGCCTTCTGAGTCTTGGATTGAACCTCAGCCTGTTTGATCTGCAATTCAGCCTGTTGCAACTGAACCAGCGGGTCTTGCGCGGCCTGCTGGGCTTGTTGTTGCTGCGCCTGGGACTGATTGGCTTGCAGAACTTGTTTTGCACCTTCTGCGACGAGGCGGGAGAGTTCGACCTCCACATCCTCCGGCAGTTCTTCGTTTGGCGGGAACAGCGGTGCGCCAATCTGTTCTTCCATCTGTTGGCGATATTTAAACGCCAAGTGTTCGGCAATATGCGACATGACCGAAGACTGAATCTTCTGCGCCAGCGGGTTTTGCCCAATCGTTGCCATGATCATTGGATCCTGCATGAACGACTGATGCGCTTGCAGGTGAGCTTCGTGATCCTGGTAGATGAACGCCTTGGTCGGCTTGCCGGTGAGGAATCCCATGTTCTCCGACACCGGATCCTTGGGCTTCAGGTCATCTTCCATCGGCACAAGTTTGTCCGCATTCTTAACGCCTAAGACCTCAATCATCTGGCGATGCAGATACGGAAGGTCATAGATCTGCGGTGCGCCAGCGGCCATCTGCATGACTGCCTGATACTGCATGATCCGTTGCGCCATCGTGGCGTTGTTCGGATCAGACACGGGGATAACCTCCACCATGTCGTAGTCAGACTGCTTGGCAGTAGGCTCCCCGTCGGTGGGTTCGTAGTCATAATCCGGCGGCGTGTAGTCGCGGATGATGCTCTTCAGAAGTTTAAACTCCTGCTTCATCGAATAATGCACACGGGCCTGCACGGCAGACATCGTCTTCAGTGTGCGTTCCAACAAAGCCAGGGTCGTGCCCACCGGAGCATTTGCGCTCATGTCCGAGATATTCATATCGGAGATGGCACCGAGTCTGCGTCCTTCTTCGGTAATCTTGTCCAGCAAAGTCGCCAGGACTTGTGACGGCTCCTTGTAGGGAAGCGTCATTATGTTGTCCTTGATGCTTCCAGAAGGAACATCAACGTCGCGGAATTCGCCCGGAGAGATAGGAGTATCGTCGCCTTTAACCCGCAGGCCACGAGACTTCAATCCGCCAGGGAGGTTGGACAGAGTTCCTGCGTCCACCAATTGGCGAATCAGCATCGTTCCGGCACGGGCGTATCCACCAATAATGTGAATCAAGCCGAGGCCGTAGAAACCAAATCCAGGAATGTAACAATAATCGACGAAGTGCTGGCGCTTGAGTTTCTTCTTGTCGTCGGGCCTCCAGTTTCTGCGGATGCCGAGAACCTTGGTCGTCCCACGATCAATCGTTACGATATACGGCAGGCCGATTTCGGTGGGTTTTCCGTCCTCATCCTTGTCCTCAAAGCCTTCGATATCCAGATATGCCTGGATCTCCAGCAGTTGATAACGGTCATCATCTGTGGCCCGATATCCTTGTTGATCTGCTTTAACCTTCTCAATATCCGTCAGCATATTGATTGGTTCGCCAAGATCGATGTCCTTGTAGAAGCCGTTATATTGCAGCTTCTTCAGTTCGTTCTTGGTCTTGCGCATCACATGCGTTACACGTTCTGCGGTCTCTAGATTGGATGTTCCGTAAGGAACAATCACATCCTCGGCAGAACAGAAGACAGATACTTGCCGTCCCAAGCTGGGATCATAGTAAACCTTCTTGAATGCTGAACCTGCGAGACCGAGAGAGTAGAGCATTCGCTCATGCTCGGGGCGGTACTCAGGCATCTGCTCCGTCAGCTTGTAGTTCATGTCCTCTTGGACACGCCGAGCAGCCTCTTCCTTCTTCTCGTTAATCAAGCCAATAATCGCAGTCTTCACCGGGCCTTGCGCCGGGAAGGTTTCCATAATCGATTCAGATTGGAAACGGATTGCGGCTTCTGTCAGGACTGTGGAATAAACACCACAGGCACCCGTCCAGGGTTCTGTGCGTTCTTCATATTTAAGTCCTAAGACTTCAAGACCTTTGACAAAGGCATCTGCCCAGTCTTTTCTGGAATTGATATCTGCATCGACCAATTCCAGGAGTTCTGATGCAATTTGTCCGAGTTCCCCATCGTCCAAAACATCTGCGAGGTTTTCATCAAACTCGCCGTCATGTTCTGCGCCGGGTTCCAGGGTGATTTCCACATCCCCGGTGGCAATTGTCACTGATTCAGGGTTCTCGATCTCGACCTCTATTTCTTCCTCTGGGAGGTTATCCATCCCCAGCGGAGCTTCATAGAGCGCCTTGTCAAAGTTTGTAGCCATTTAGACCATCCTTAGTAATAGATATTCTTCCGATATCGATACGGCAGAGGCTCATCAACCTCGTCCGAATCGATTGCGATGAACCCACCGCGCCGGAATCGCAGTAACGCTTGACTGGTTGAGTCCACAAGGTCGTCGTGATCCCCGTTCGGGAAGGAGGCCAATTCTTCAATCAACTCATCCGCCCATCTTGTCTCGGGGCACCACACAATGCCAGACGCAAACATATCAGAAATAGCGTTTACACGGGCTATCTTATCGCTTCCTTTGCTCGGCGTATATTCCTCCAGCGGAATTCCGATCTTTCTCAGCTCATAGATCAAGGGAGACCCAGCCGCCTTCTTTTCCACGATTAGGGTGTCAGGCTCCCACTCCTTCCACATCTCATAAGCCTTTTTCTTCAGTTCTGGGAACTCCATCCTGCGTTTAAATGAGTCCAGAATGATGACATTCGGCCTGGATTCCCCATTGTCATCGGGCTGGTAGAACACGCCCCACGTTGTACAGGCGGAATAGTCGCTCCTGTTGCTCTTTTCAAACGCCGTATCCCAGGATTGGATGATGTATTCGCAGGGCGGAGGGGTGTCATGCTCCCAAATCCTCCAGTTTTCCCGCTTAATGATGGCTCCTTCCTCGGAAGTGGGCCGTTGTTGGTACTGCGCCTCCCATTTAGCCACCGGGAGTTCAGCTTTTAGCGCTTCAAGCTCGTTTAAAGACCAGAATCCGGGCCACAAAGGCGTGCCAGAGGGCAAAATCGCTGGGAAATTGATCACTTCCCAGTCATTTACACCGTCTTTCAGGGAGTTTTTCAGGATCTGGCCGGTCAAATCCTTCTTTGACCAGCGTGTCATCACAATAATGATCGCCCCTCCAGGCTGTAAACGCTGCCGGGGGCCAGATGTGTACCACTCATAGACCGAGTCATAGACTGCGGGATTACCC